TATACAAATCCCTCCTGCAAATATCATAGTATGAGACTGTCAAAAATGCAATACTAAAAAAATCTATCAGACTTTTTTGTCATATACATGACACACAAAGCGATACGCCAGCCCTTAGATAAGGTACTGGCGCATTGTTTTCAACGCATTCTTTTCAAGTCTGCTCACCTGAGCCTGTGATATCTGTATTTCATCTGCAACCTCCATCTGTGTTTTTCCCTGAAAAAACCGAAGCTTTATAATATACCGTTCCCTCTCTCCCAGATGTTTCATTGCTTCTTCCAATGATAAATCTTCTATCCACTTTTCTTCTTTATTCGTCTGATCACTTAACTGATCCATTACATAGAGTGCATCTCCTCCATCATTGTACACCGGTTCCTGAAGGCTCATAGGTACCTGGATTGCATCCAGTGCAAATACAATATCTTCTTTGGATATTCCGATCTCCTCAGCGATTTCCTGTACTGTAGGCTCTTTCTGATTCTTCTTCATATAGTTTTCCTTAGCATAAATTGCCTTGTATGCAGTGTCTCTGAGTGACCGGCTGACTCTTATGGAATTATTATCTCTCATGTACCTTCTGATTTCTCCGATAATCATAGGGATGATGGTTGGAACACGAGAAAGCACCTATTAATATATGCTAAAATGTATGTCTATGTCATCTCCTGTGATAACTACCTTTTCAACACACTCTTTTAGCACCTTGTTTTTCTCGGAATCCGTCAGTGTATCCCACACGTTGGACATCTCTTTTATTTTCTCTATCTTCTTTCCCCGTCCGGCTTTCTCCCGGATGTCTTCTGCCTTTAGTTCTTCCCGTAGGTTTTTTAGTGTTTTTTCTTCTGCCTGGATAACGTCTAAAAGCGTATCTGTACCAGAGTTACCGCTTGCATACAATGTGTATAGGCGTTTAAGTTTTGCTTCACTTAGTGATATCTCTTTTTCTATCATCTTCCGAGTGCTTTCAGATTCATTCTCTTTTTCTTCGACATTAACTATGAATCGTTTAAAACAGTCCTCTACTTCTTTTTCTACCACATCTGCCCTCACCTTTTTATTTTTGCAAGGGTTCCCTGTCTTAGATATATGCTCTTTTTCCTTGTACTGCGAGTAACATACTATCTTGGTATACTTTCCCCACTTCTGCATCCGCATTTTAGTACCGCATTTTCCGCAATAGCACAACCCAGTAAGCATATGCTTGTTGCTTACATAAGCATTTGTGGATCTCTTTTTTATCTCTTCCTGTACTTCATAGAATAGTTTTTCGTCTATGATCGGTTCGTGTAAACCTTGGTATACTCTTCCTTTGTATTGTATTTTGCCTACATAGGCTATTCTCCTAATAATATTCGATACAAGCTTCTCCGAATGCATCCCGAGAATTCTTTGAATCCTATCACACGAATATCCGTCCCGGAACATTTGAAAGATAGCTTTTACCTTTTCCGCTTCTTCCGGGATGATATGTAATATCCCGTCATTCCTGTCGTACCTATATCCATAGGGTATCGTACCGCCACCCATCCACAGTCCACGCTTTACACGTTCCACCATACCGGCTCTTGTACGCATATAGATAACCTCACGTTCATACTGTCCCATGACAGCATTAACGCCCAACATCACACGATCCATCGGTGTCTCATTCCGCAAATCCTCTGTAGCTGATACCACCTCTACATTGTATTTTGGCAAGAGCTTGCTCACAAGCGTAAGAGTATCTACAACATCACGGCTCATTCTGTCAAGCTTATAGATGTATACTGCTTGGATTTCTCCGGCTTCTGCATCCTCCAGAAGTTTCTGTATGTTCGGCCTTTGGATATTGCTCCCGGAATATCCCCCGTCCACATACCATCTGGCTATCTTCACGCCCCTTTTCTTGGCAAGTTCCTTTATCTTGTCTTCTTGGACATCAAGACCATACTTTTCGGTCTGTGCTTCTGTAGACACTCTCATATAACCTACATTTAATTTTTTCATGTCAATTCTCCTTTCAATTAAAAAAAGAATTGACCAAGATTCTATCAAGGTCAATTCTAAAATATCACTTATTTTTTGTCAACTTTTCTGAAAGAATCCTTTTTACCGCCTTGTTATGGATTTCATAATTCGAAAGTTCTTCTTTTGTCACCTGTTTGCCGTTCACAAAGATTCTTACCATCCGCATCACTCCTTTTCGGTAGTATTCCCGTGTTTGTGCTTTTTTATTCCGAATAGCCTTTCTGCCATCTTTCCATCGTCATGTTCTCCCCAAAGTATCCACCTATACATTTCATCCAAGACTTTTCTCCGATATCCTTGGAAGTCTTTTCTTGCAATCGGTATCCAGTATCTTTTGCTTATATAGTCATATCCGATTCCTGTTATAAGTGAAAAGAACAATATCCCCGATAAGTCATTATTCGCATTTTGGCACCATTTCAGTAATTCAAGTTGATCGTTTCCACGCATCCTCTGGCACTCGTTCAACATCTTTTTTTCGTCCTCTTCGCTTATGTAGTAGATGTCTTTATGTGTCCCTCTCAGATATTTGTCTCTTACTCCGGCCATTAATCAATCCCTTCCTTTTCGCATATCCTAATACATCACTTTTGACCAAATAGTAGTTTTTCTTTCTTTTTACCGTCTTCTCCTTTGTTTTTTCTTCCAATGCATTCATCATTAAGTTCATCCTTTAATATCATATTCTTTACTCATAGCTGTCCACTACCTCCAACTTCTTCAAGTCCTCGATAAGCCACGGTGAATCATCCGACCACTTGACCGTTGGTAAGTCTACGGAAAACCCACAGAGATTTTTAAAAACGCCAGAATCATATACCCAGCCATACTTTCCTTTTTCGATTGCACGTTCATAGGCAAACAAAGCTCCGCTTTTATCTCTCGAAATGTATTTCAAATCTTTTCCAAGATACTCCAAAAACGTTCTATCTTTCTTGCTTATAACCAGCTTTTCGATATAGTCTGATTCTGCCCATTCTTTTAAACGTTCTTCGTCACAAAGCGAAAAATCATTATAACGATAACAGTTTTTACAATCGTTCTTTTCGCAAGCGATCGGCTTTCCGGTCACTTTACTGACAGCAACTACATTCCCACTGCAAGCGATCTCAATAATCTCACTTGCGTATTTCTCCTTATTCTTCATCTCTTCCACCCCGCTTAACAATTTCAATGGCTCTGTCAATAGCATTTGCAGTATTAAGATAAGCACAATCTTTATCCGCATCACCTGTATTTGCTATTGTGAAATAGTAGCGCATCTTTAAATCTTCAAGTTCTTTTACAACTTTCTCCACATCAAATGCTGTTTTGTAATTCCTTAATGTTCGGATTTCAACTCTACAGTTAGTTCTGTTATTTTGTAATTCTTGAATTTTTGCATCTATATCATATAGTGTGCTTTCTTCAAATTTTCTCGCTTGCCATCTCACTATTGCTTTTGTCAATTTCATTATCTCTTCTTCAATTCTTGCGATTTCTGCATCAACATCAATTAGTCTCATCAATCTCACTCCTTGTATGGTTCCGGCAATGGCATCCACGCTATTACATCCAAAATTCGACATCCATCCGTGAAATTAATTCCATTTCAAAAAGCTCTAAATGGATATACTTTGTCTTGGTCGCTACTTCCGTATTTTGTCGTTACCAAATACACTTCAAGACATTTTCCATCAAACACCGGATTTTCTTTTGGCTCTTCAGGTATCCGTTCACTGCATGGAATCCAGTCACTTTCTCTTTCTACTACCTCAAAATATTTCTTTCTATATTCAAGAGCAACGTCCAAATAATAAGAACTATACCCAATGTGATAGCATTTATCGCCCACTTCTCTATACTTATTTTCGTAATATGGCTTGTCTCCGTGCATAGTCACTATGGTATCAATGCTCTCTACCTTTATCTTTTCCTGTTCTTTATTTTCCGTTGGTGCATATGTATTATCCATGCTATTCTCCTTTCTCACTCAGTTCTTTTATCTTTTCGTCATATTCTTTAGCTGGAACGGTTATGGCGCACAATCTAACATCATTTCTATTCACGCCGTGATTTTTGAAATGGCAATCTCTTTTTAGGTTTACATACTTATCTCCGACACAATACGCAAAATCTATCCGGCAGAACGGGTTCTCTCCTATTATGTAACTCTCTATAATAACTCCGTCCCCATAACCTCTTAAATATTCATAGTATGCCCATAGAGGTTTATTTTTGTCTCTTTCAGATACGATCTCGCCAGTGCTTCTGTCTACCCAGTACATTTATTCCACCTCTTCATCTTCCGGGAATTGAAAAATGTTTTTCTCCGCAAACGTTTCTAAAAGTTGTTCTATTTCATCTGTTCTCCGAAAGTTCATAGCCATAGTGAGTGAGTTCATTCCGTTGTTTCTTATTTTGCACCATGCGTACCTGTTTCTGCACATTTCCATAGCCTTTTTAGCATTCTCACCGGTAGAATATACTCCGAGTACATGGTTTTTTGACAAATCAATTAAATTTGCATGATTGCATGGTGCACATGCCACCACCATGAAACCTTTACTGTACATAGTTTTTAATTCATTTTTTACTTCGAGTATTTCTAACTCGACAAGTTCGTATGGCATATCTAATGATCCACTTTGGCTAATTATTCTCATTGTTTTCATCCTCCTTTACATAATCCGGGCATTCTTCCATGTATTCATCAGTTCCAGGATGCTTCCGGTTCGACTTTGACCTCGACATCATCATCGTACATCTCCATAATATCTGTGATATCACAGAACGCTCGATCTAACCGCATCATGAAAATATCAAACTCATCTACATATCTTAATGAATTGATATCAAGTTCGCTTTCGAATCTTGTAATTCTGAATCCATTTCTTTCTGATTCATACAAATGGATTTCTTTTGTCAGTTTCTCATCCTCCTCGCATTTAAAAACCAAATCGCAAAATCTTCCTCCAAATATGCTATTTCTTGTATCAACAGTTACTTCTGCTGTCACATTCTGATATCTCGGTTCATCATCTGTATAGATTTCAAGTTCAGATGTATCAACGCTCTCGCTGACATATTCCTTGTATTTTTCGAACACTTCTTTTAAGCTGATTGTATCTTTATCCGGCTCTGTCATAAGACTCTTGAAGTTTCCTAAGATTTCTTTGTTGTCAATCAGATTTGTGCTGTTAATAATTTCCGTGAGAACTGCATCGAGTTTCACTGTATATTTGTCCAGATTTACTCTTTCGATTACCGGTGTCATTACTTCTTTTACTTTCTCATCTATAATCTTCTTTGCTTCACCTTTCCAGTTGAACTGATCTTCAATACTGCTTTTCAGTGCTTTTGTTACGGCATCGGATACAAGCTCTTCAACTGTTCCGTCATTCAATTTATCTGTTACTGCTTTCGCTATTCTTTCTTCAAATGTACTCATAATTCGTTCCTTTCTCCCTATTCAATTCCAGATATGTATCGGTCTACCAGTTTTCCGTTAACATATTTTTCTGTTACTTCTACAGTCACAGAATCTCCTTTTTGACTGTCTGCAAAACTCGGTCCATTCATCATTCCGCTTGCATAATCGTCTTCCTCATAAGTCAGTCCGTCATATTCGACCTTTATTTCCCACTTCCATCTTGGAACATATGCGAACCACTTTCTCATATCTATGTAAGTAATAACCGCATCTGCATTTTCATAAGAGTATCTAATTTCGTCCCTGGTTTCTGTCGAATTACTATCAGCGCACCCAGTTAAGCAGATGCACAGCAGAATCAAACATATTATTTTCTTCAATTTATCCCTCTTCTCCCTAAAAATGGGTAAAAAAATACCAACCACCGAATACTGATGGTTGGTAGATGAAATTATGATTCTTTATACCGTTTCAAATCTGATTCGTCTAGCTTTTCAAAAGCAAATCCGCAATCAAGACATATATACCTTTGCGTTTCAACCGACATTATATTTGCAGGTTCTGTACAAGTTACATTCCCTTGCACGCTTACTTTTTCTGGAATTCGTTTTGTTAAGGCTGTACTTCCACTAATTCTTTCGGTATTTTCGCTTTTACAAAATGGACATTTCATTGGCATTTTCCTCCCGTATATTTTATACGGAAATTATACCATTCCAACCATCAATATTCAATTGTCAAGGTGCTTTCATGATTTTTCTCCACGTTTACAAATATCTAAAGCACAATGCATACATCTTTTGCTCCCAGTCACACCGAGATAAAAGCTCGTCAAAATCCTTTTCCGGCATGAACTTTATCCCGTAATGCAATCTGAATATGAATTTATATAATTCTTCAAACATTGCTACTCCTTGTATTTCTTCAAAATCTCTGTAATTGCTTTCATGTGATATGCCATGTTTATGATATCTTCATCTTTAATCGAACCAAGACCGTATTTCCTATCAAAGTCCTCAAACGCACGTCTTCTATCTTTAATTTGTTTAAACATGATAGCTAATTCATTTTCTTTTTCCGCATTTTCATCATACTCATAAAAAATCTCATTCTTATCATGTTCTCCGAATTGATCTGTCTCAATCTTTGTCCGTTTCGGAGTAATTCTTGTAATTTTTGCCGGAGTAATTAACTGGTGTCGGAATGATGATTTCCATCCGCAGCTCACCTCTCTTGCAACTCCTACCACATCCCCGACTTTCAATGTGTCTTTGTCTATCTCTTTTAATTCAATGTACATATTCTTCTCACCTACGCAAATCTTAATTGTTCTTGTGTATCGTCTATAATCAAGTTCGGTACTCTCTCGCCAACCTTAAGATACGGACAGTTCGCTTCTACAAGCTTCTCTGCCATGATCGGCACTACGCTATTTCCAATTCTTGCTACCTGTTTTGCAATCGGGTATTTCTTCCAGTTATAATCCCGGTCTATAATGTAATCTTTCGGGAAACCTTGCATCACTTTCAGCTCTTCCGGTTTCAACATTCTCAGAAAGATATCAGATATAATGTATTTCTCGCCCTTGATATCCAGGATAACATTCACAAGTCCAAAACGATCTTTTGTCGTGATCGTATCAAGCGGTCTATCCAAAGTCTGTCCACAGCCACCGCCGTAATACTTAACCAGAAATGCAGATACCAATCCGAAGTGTCCTGGAGATGTTGTGATTGTATGAAGTGGTTCGTCACAGCCTTGACCTATGCCGGTCTTGTAGTATTTCGTGATAAATGCTGTCACAAGTCCATATCTATTCGATGTATCAATCGTCTTAATTGGCCCTGTCAAAAGCTGTCCTCTTGAATCACAGGCTCTTGTCTCTCCGTGATATTGGATGATGTATGCCAGTGCTTCTCCATTCCTCACGATATAAGGAGATTCTGCATCGATAATATATTTCTTAATACCGTTTGCGATTCTCTTCTGTGTAGCTTCTGCAAGTGGCTTCTTGCGGTCAAATATCGAACTGCCAATGTCTGACCAGTCAATGTAATCTCCACAAGGTTTCCACTTCTCAAATCCGATGCCGTCTGCACTGTGAGTTTGCTCTGGCCATCTGATTTCTTTTCCATCTCTACGGAATACCGCATACCATCTCTTTCTTGTGGTCGGTGCTCCGTAGTCCGCAGCTACAAGCTCTCTCGTCTCAATATTGGTATATCCAGCTACGTACATCTTTTTCATAAATTTCTGGTATAGCTTTCCTTTTTCCTTCGGAATAGGTCTACCTCTCTTATTCAACTGCCCCCACTGCCGTATTTCCTCAACGTTTTCCATGATGATAACGTCTGGCTTAACCGCTTTTGCATGATTCACGATAGCCATCGGCAGCATCCTTATTTCTTGCTTTAAAGGCTTCTTTCCTTTGGCTTTGCTGAAATGTGTACAATCCGGACTCGCCCACATAAGAGCCACATGCTGTCCTTTTACATATTTCTTCAAATTTACCTTAAAAATATCTTCTGTCAGATGAACTGTGTCCGGGTGGTTGGTCTTATGCATCAGAATAGCATCTGGATCGTGGTTAATTGCTATGTCTACTGGTCTGCCGAGTGCCATCTCTATTCCTACGGATGCCCCGCCACCACCGGCGAAACAATCCACTATTAAGTCTTTCACTACTGCATACCTCCAATAAAATCAAATATATCCATTTGCCCCATCTGCTCCCATGTTTCTGTGCCAATTCCGCACGTTTCTAACGCATCTTTATACTTCACCCCGTTGCTTTCAAGGTTCATGCAGATTTCATAACATTTCGGATGTGTTACGGACATTCTCTGAAATCTGTTTGGCTCTTTTTCCAGGTGCGCTCCAAATCCACAGAACATACATCCTGTCCGTTGTTCTCCTGTCGTATAATAGTTACCTTGCTGATCTTGCTTAATATCTCCGTACACAGAGCATATTTCCACATCATTTTCAACAACGTATCTTAATACATCCTGTCTGTTCCAGAATCCTAATGGCTGCGACTTGATTTTATTTCCATCATACACATTACAACCTGTGCTTGCGTATAGATGCGCTCGCATGAATCCCTCATCCTGTGTTGTGCCTACATATGGCTTTCTTCCAGTCATCTTTTCATATTCCTTAAACGGCTTCTTTTTCATCTTGTCGCAGCATTTCTGCGATGTATCGAATTCAACATCAAGCAAAAATCTCCACTTTTTAGGGAGCATACCAAATTTTCCTCGTTCATCACCATTCAGCAAATAATTGCGATACCTCTCACTCAACTTCCCGTGTCTCAACTTTTCAATTTTCATTGCCGTTTCTTTCGAAATCAGCGGGAAACCGTGCTGATCCACAATTTGTTTAAAAGTAATCCTTTTGCCGTTTTTATCTCTCGGATAGATTTCTTCAAACACTCCCGGTGCTTTTCTTGCGAATCTCACGATTTCCGGGAATTCCAAGCCTGTGTTGGAAAAGACAGCCGGAACATCATTGCCTAATTCTTTTCGAATCATATGTAGCAGTACCGTGCTATCAAGTCCACCCGAATAGCTTAGATACACTTGCCCCGCCCAGTTGTAATGCCATTCTCTTATGCGTGTCTCTGTAAGCCGGAGCTTTGTTTCATAAGGAAGATACTTTCTTTGGGCGAACTGCCAATCATTTAGTTTCAAATCATCTTCTTGTATATACATCTTCTCGAAAGGAGCCGATATATCTTTGCCCGGCCGGAGCTCCGTACTCCTTTCTGTAATTTTTTTAAAAATCAGCTAAATCTTTAATTCTCGGTTCGTAAGGTTTTGGCATATTCATCCATGCCGTTACTTTTCCGTCAATTCGGAAATATGTGGCATCACGACAGTTATCGCACACTTCATACCATCCATTCGGAATCCACCAATCATCTTTCTCCTCAATGTACTCCCAACCATCCGGTATTCCGTCTTCCATGCACCATCCAGAATCTTCCACAGTTACACCATGATATGGAATATATATTGCCTTTAAAACCGCGCAACGCCTCCCTATTTCAACAGTCACAAGCACTTCATCTGACCATTGCCCTTTTTCACATTTCGGTACTGTATTTGCATTCCACTGTGCCATCTTATTTCACCTCATTTGCCACCTGAAGTCCCATCCTAGCCACATTCCTTAGATTCTCTCTTATCAGTGCTTTGTTCGTAATATGGTGCTTATTAAGCCATTCGTAATCCTCAGCACATTCATGTGCATAACGTTCAGCTTCGTATTCATACTCTTCTTTTGCCACTTCCAAACACTGTATCATGTAATCTATCTTTTCTCCTGTGTTCATGGTTACTCCTTTACTACGCATCTACGTTCGGCAATTGCGTAATATTTTCCATCATGTTCCGAACAGTATTTTTTAAGCACTTCTTCTTTCATGTCTGTAGTGACAACTACTCCATTAGTTTTTTCTTCGTATACTACATTTCTTTTTTCATCCAATACGACAATGTATATTACATTTTCCATCTCAATCGGCTTTTTCTCATGGTCTGCTTTCCACTGCTTAAGGATTTCAAGATATTCTTCAGTGTGTTCTCGTTTTGTATTGTGGCACCCGTCATTACCGTATTTTCTTCGTAACTTTAAAACTGGACACTGGTCACAAATTGTGTTCGAACACAAGTCCGCAGATAATTTAATTGCTTCTTCCGCACTCATTTCTTCTACTGGCTCAAGCATTTCATCTGTCCACCAATATGCGTCTTCCTCAATGCGATAGCCTTGTTCCCATACACTTTCAATTGTTACAATCTTTCCCATAAATTTGAACATGTCATGCACAAAAGTATGTTCGCCGTAGCTCTTTCCAACCCTCAAGTCACTTCTTACTTTTACCTTATCTCCAACCTTATATCTCATCTTCCTCACCTACGCTTTCGTTGAAATTCCGTTAACTTCTACATAATCTACTGGAAGTACCATGCATTTTCTTCCGTCAACTTCCTTGATTTCAAGATTACTGATGAAATCTGCATCGATAGTTATCTTTCCCTCTGGAATCCGTATATTAACTACCTTGTTGTCACAAATGTTACTTGCCATAACAGGCACATTACCGATGTTCTCCCGGTAAGCATCCTCAAACATTTCCATTTTTTCATCCGGTACGCCGTTGCTACTGAATATCTTTTCCAGTTCGTTCCTATCAATTTTGTACGGCTCCGGGTCTTCTGCATGGCGTTCCATCTCTTCGGATATGCCCTCAAAGATATCTTTCACGGTCTTGCTGTCTGCATCTTCTCCAAGTACATCCTTTAACAACTTACCGAATTTATCTTTCTCTCCATCGGCAGATACAACCAAATCAATTCCAAGTACCTCACGAACCATTTCTTCTTGTACCTCGTCAGACTTCCGGGTGTAATAGAGTACACTATGTGCATCCGTCTGACGGTCATTGAATGCCGGAAACAGAAAGCCTTTGTCCGGCATACCTACTACCCAATCACGGGTTCTCTCTTCCATCCGTTCATCTTTCCCGTTGTAAGTAAGACCGGCTTTTGAAAGTTTCACCGGGCAGATGCAACAAAGAATGAAATCGTATACTTCCTCAGATGCATCCTCCAATTCTTCTCCGTCCGATGTCTTTCCAGGTACGTCATATACTGCATGGATAAGCACGATGTAGTAATTCTCAGCACAGTCATAAGACGTAAGAATCTTTTCATAGAATTCATCCAACAATGCCGGGTCTCTCAGTTTGCTTTCTCTCAGATTCATTAACAGTTCATGTTCTTCGCCCTCCGGGTCACTGCTCCTACTTTCTTTCGGCTTGTATTCCAGGTTCAACAAGTTCTTTCCGATTTTCCCAGATAAGGTCTTCTTGAAAATATCAAAATACTTAAATGCCTGTTCTTCCGGCAGTGAAAGAAACGCTTCTTCTCTTTCCATGCGTTTCTCTTTTTCCCCATCCACGTAGCATCCGGCTATACGGGTAATCGCACAATTCTCCGGTGTGAACTGTTTTCTGATTTCCAATACTTCCTTTTTATTCATCTTCCACCTCCACAAGTTCACCGTTCTTTAATGTGTACCATGTGTTTTCTTTTACTTTTTCGCCATCCACACGAACCATTAACGATCCTATGAAATCCCACGTTTCCTCTTTCCAGTACCATGCATCATTATCAATCCGTTTCCATTCCGCAAGAACAAGTGTGGATCCTTTTACACCTTTTGCCATTGCTTCTGGACCCCAAGCTACAGCTACGCTATTTTGGTTTTCTGCTGCCGACTTTCCTTTGTAGCCTGTCGCACTGGACGCCCCGTAGTTGCCTGTCGCACTGGATGCCCCTTTGTAGCCTGTCGCACTGGATGCCCCTTTGTAGCCTGTCGCACTGGATGCCCCGTAGTCCTCATTAGCTTTTGCTTCCGGTTTGATTCTCTCTTTCGTATATTCGATAGCAGCCTGTACCAATCCGGCAATACTCACTCTTGCCCCAATCTTAATCTTCGTAGATGCTACTTTCGTATCATCAGATCTTTTCGATATCTATCCACTCTGTTCGACTTCATGATATACACTGTGTGCTGGATCATAATATCTAAGGCAATCTAACGGATGCTCGCATGCATGGAATCCACATTTGCACGCTTCGGCTCTTTCTTCTTCGTATTCTTTTCCCTCTTCATACCGGAAATCTCTGCAAGTCATGTCTTTGTTGAATCCTTTATAAGCTTTTATTACTTCTCCCACTTTTGTTCCTCCTAAAAATAAATTTCTTCTTTTTCTCTTTCTTTTTTCTTAACCACTCTGCAAGATATTCCTCTTGCTCTTTGTTTTCCAGTTCCTGTCGTGTCACTTCATTACCTCCTAAACTTTGGATACAAAGATATTAGATTTTAAGATACAAAATAGGCGCACCCCGTTACGGATGTCGTGGTCATAGTTGCGGATGTTACCGGACGGAGTAACAACCGCTACTGAACGCGCCCATCCTCTTTCTCCCGTACTCCACGGTGTGCAAGTCCAGTACCAATTCGGGAGGTCTTTGTTTACAAGAAGATCATTGTATCCCCTTGCTTCGTCAAATGTCAGAGGTCTTACTTTTGTCAAAAGCTTTCCAAATACTTCCTGTCCATCAACTGTTACTAATCCGGCTTCATTTGTACAAATATTTTCTTCTCCGAATTCATCAGAAAACTCATTGAGAATTTCGCCTTCGCACAGTTCTCTTAATAATGATTTCCTGTATTCCGTACAATCATCATCAAATTTCACATTTTTGCGATATAAGCCTTCTGTAATAACTACAGTGGAATCTTCTTTCTGTTCCAGTACAATGAATCTTCCGATGCCTGTAGCAAACTTCCCACCAATCGGAATATCTTTCAGCATCACTTTGTTTTTCTGGTCTTCTTTCTCGATAGCTGCTACTAATTTCTTTGCTAATTCCAATACATTACTTTTGCTCATTTTTACTTTCCTCCTGTTTCTTCTGCTTTAAGTATTCAAACGGATCCGCATAATGTGACTTCCGTTTAAAATTCTCAATAGCCTGTTCCTGTCGTGTCACAAAGTCACCTCCGAACATCGTTCTTTTTGCTACGTCTTACTATTCTCCGCTTTTTCTTTGTTTCTCCAGGTAATTCAGCTTTAGCACTCGCCCAACTACAGTCTGCCAAAGGACAGATAAAACAGTTTGGATAAGTGCATCCATCCGGTTTTGCCATATTCTTCCTCCTATGTAATAAGCTTTCTCTCTAAATCATTCATGTCATAGTTCCGGCCATCGAAATTATTGAATCCTTTCTTCTCCCGTCCGCTGTCTTCATACTGTCCCTCAGACACTTTTGTGAAGTTGTTCGGTAACACAAACCAGTCGAATGTTATCTTCCAGTTTTTCACTTTCCCTTGTAAGTACTTGCTTTTCTTCACGTTATCCACAGCCTGTAGCACTTCTTCCAATCCGTTGCTTTCTAACCTCGCTTGTAAGTTCTGATATCTTTTGGAAGTCTTCTCTATCTTCTTTACAGGTTTTATCCCGTAGCTTTCCAAATCGTTCCAGGCTTTTATGACAGCTTTAACGGATCCATTGTCTCTTTCCGGCTTTTCTTCCTGTCTGGTCGGCTTATCTTTTTTTTCATTCTTCTGTTCAGTCTGGTATCTTGCATAGTTATTCACAGTATATACGGTATATCGGTTTGTGGTTTTACATGTAACCTCGCCTGTTTTTCTCAGATGTGAAAGTGCTGTCCTTAATTCACTTTCAGACAACCCGGTTTCTTTTGAAAGAACGGATGCAGAAGAAACAAATGATCCTCTTTTTATCTCTTCTCCCCGAAAGCTTGCATCTTTCCAGTTGGCTTTTAACAACATGTGCAAGAATAACCGACACGTCTTTATATCTGGATACCAGTCCCATTCCAGTATTTTTCTGCTAAGTTTTATGTAATTCTCGCTCACACCTCTTCAATATCCACCTCAATTCTCGGATTTTTCTTATCAACATAGAATTCATCCGTGAATCCCACTATATTTTTCCATCCATCGTCCTGTAAGACTTTGGTATCTACTAATGCATCTTGGATACACTTTCGTCCAAATGCGCTCACATTATCCAAATCCCGTCTCTTATCCGGCTCATACCATCGGTAGTGCATCCGTACCTTTCTTGTTATTCGCAATCTTCCGAATTGCTCATATATAGCTTGCATCACACGGGATTCATTATCTTTCTTCATATCCGCACCCTTGTACCTGTTGGTATTCAGTGCCCGGATATAATCATTCATGTTATTCAACTTGCCTTTCACCTTCAAAATGTAATGCATTGTAATCCCTACCCATCTTTTTCCAACTCTCAAACGTCTGCTTCATGCAGAGCCGTTTATACTGGATTGCTCTGGCTCTATGTAATTCTTTCCCAATGTATTCATGGAATGCTTTTTCATCTACCGGATCACCCGGAATCGGTCTAAATACACCATTTCCAATATTCACAATACAGTCACCATTGTTATTCGCATGCTCTATCATTCTTCGAAAGATTCTATCAACATTCATGTTGTACGGACGTTGTATTGCGTTTCTATGTCCATCCGGTATTCGTATAAAATAGCTCTCTGCCGTCTCTCTATTCTTTCCCACCGCTTTTCTCCTTTCTGCCGGAGTGTGGCTTCTCCTGCCGTGATACAATATCTTGTGCTGTGCATATCGAATGGGTGAGATGATATGCGTTAGAACCTGTTAATAGTTCCATTTTTGCCACATGAATCTATATTTATTTAGTTACAACCTGTTCTTTCCGAACGCCTGTATGAACTCTTCTCTTGTCCCGTAGTGTTCTTCGAAATATCTCTGTGCCATCCGCTTAAGCTCTAAGTCCAACCCACTGTTTGGGTTCCCGTGTACGCTCTCTGGCGTAAATTCGTGTAAATGTGTTGCTAACGGTATTACAAACCCGTATTCTTCCGATTTTTTCTATACGGACCATAGAAAATGTGGTGTCTGTGGCAGTTCGGACTTCCTGTGAAGTAGCAGTGCTCCATATCATCAGTGAATACACTTTTAAGTCTTTTCGCCAATCTTCACACCCCATCTTTCTTTCATTTCGCTTATTTGGTTCGGTGTCATAGTCTCTATGCCAAGTTCTTTCGCTTCGTACACAGTCCCGTCAATCAGTTTTGCCATTTCATCGGTATCGTAAGTATGTGAACCTCGCATTACCAGATTCACCCTAAATACTTTCCCTTTCTGATTGGTGGTTGTCCTAGATGTAGGTTGCAGATGAACAAATTTCACATCGTATGCGTCTATATCATCGTCCAATATGAATGGAACTAATGTACCGTTAATGGTTTCGTACTGTCCGTATTCCGCTATTAGCTTATTCTTTATGTACACATTGCTGTTCCCGGTCGCATCTGCAATCTTTCCAACCAGTACATGAAAGTAAGAGTTTGCATCGCGACTTCTTTTTTTCTTGTATGCCTTAATCGTTATTGTAATCTGCTTACCTCTAAGGTTCTCAAATGCCTGTCTCGCGTCTTCGTTTAGCGTTAGACTGGCTTTTTGCTTATTGGTGGCAAAATCCACCGCCAAGCTATCAAAAGTCCCTGTATAGTCCATTTACACACCAAACATCTTTCTGGCTTCTTCCTGATTATCACGGAACCACCCGTACTGCTGTTGCGTCAGATCTTCAATCTTCTGTGCACTGTATCCGGCTATAGCCTTTACTTCATCAATTTTGTTTTTTTCAAATATCTTCCGAAGTTCTTTTATCTGCCCTTGTGTAATCTTTCCGTCATTGGCTTTCTGTTCTTTCTTTCCACCGCTCTTTTTATCGGCTCCCGTCTGCTGTGCGTATTCGTTCGTGTCAGGATCCTTTACATCATCCAGAAGAAATAATGCGTTCATGGCGTACTTTCTGGCGTAGCTTGATGCGGATCCCGTAACCTGTGATTCGTCCATCTTCGGTTTCGTCTCCGGCTCCCGTGCATACGCCGGAACAGATATTTCTCCACCATTTTCGCAGTCGATAAATGTTGCTGTCGATTTCACGTATACTCTTCCGGCTATCTCCACGATTTCATCTTTCAGCGTAAGAGATACATTGTATTCCCTTGAATATTTCTTGAACTCATTCAAGATACTCTCTGCGCTTCTGTAATCGTATCCACCAAAATCGTTATGTTTGTCTTTCGGTACATCCATTCTTGTCTGGATCTCGGAAAGCTTCTCTGTGATATCAAGTTCACGTTTGCTCTTTTCTTCTGCCATTACACATCTTTCCTTTCAAAGTAAACGCCTAGAGAAGTTAATGCCATTTCAATCTCTTCCAGTTCTGCATCCGTAGCCTTAACCGTAAATACTACCGTCTTCGAATCTTCCGTGGTGAGTTCCGCTGCTTTCACTTCGTCCACCGTCTTGATCTTGTCGATGGCTTTCTGTTCCGCTTCTGCCTTAAGTCTTTCCTCTTCACGGATTCTGTCACGTTCTTCTTCTCTTACCCTCTCACGTTCTCTTTCGAGTTCACGATCACGTCTTTCCTGTTCCTCTTTCTCTTTTCTCCGTAAGATTTCCGCTTTTTCCTGTTCGTAGCGGTTAATCATCTGGATAGCAAGAGCAAGGTTGTTGTTCTCCATGTACAGGTTCAACGCCTGTTCCTCTTTTTCGGACTTCATGGCCTTAATGGTTGCAATATCCTGTCTGGTCTGCATAACCTTTAAGTTTATCTCTTCACGGATAGATTTCATTGTGGTGGATGCATTTATCCACTTCTCACCGTAGATTTTTTCCAACGGTATGTAATCATGCAGTTCTTCTTCCACCAGTTCGTTGTACAGGTTCTGGATTTCTGCTTTTTTCTCTTCTACACGTTTTGCTTCGAACTCTTTCACCTGTCCGTCAATCAGCGCGATAGGTCTATCAATCACTCCGATCAGCTCTTTCACCTTGCCCTCGAACACTTCATAAGGCTTCATGTACTCTTTCTTCACTTCAACCTTGCGGTCGTTCACTGCCTTTCTCAGCTTTCTGAGGTCTGCCAAATCACCTTTGGCTTTCTGCTTGTCTTCTTCCGCAAACTGCTTTGTCTCATACACTGCCATCTCTGTTTCAAGAGATTTTTTGATGTCCTCAAAGTTTCCGGTGATAACCCCCATCGTCTGATTTATTGTCAATTCCAATTTCTGCATCTCGTTAACCTCCTAAAGTACTTTCACGATTGTTTTACACTTGTTTTTTTCTGCTACCTTGTCGGCAAGCTTATGCACATAAGCCTTGTCCATATCTGTTTCATAGACATATGCCCCGATACGGTATTCCAAGTCTGGTTTGCAGATCATCCATATCTCTGCCATCTTCTTTCCCTCCTGTGATCTCTTTCACACATTCTTCACATAGTGTCTGTCCGTCAAATGTGTATAAGCTGTCACCACTGTATACAGGTCTTCCACAGCATGTGCAGTATTCCTGTTTTTCTTCTTCCGGCTCCGGCGGTATGGTCTTCCAATGGTCATAGCCTTTAATGCTCTCCATCTTCACCCCACCCCATCATTGCGATTATATCTTTGTTGTCTATGTATTCATGGCTCATTACATATCTTCTTAAAGTTTCTAACTGCCCATGCATATAAGCGTATGATTCCATCACTTTTTCCGTGCTCAGTTTTTTACCAAGTTCTATATACTCCTGTAGCATTGCCCTTGTATCGTTTTCTTTTTTCTCTTCTCCCATGTTCAAATCTCCTTTCATGTGTTATAATTTTCTTGAATGTTTTTCTGAGTGCTTGACTGGATTTTATCCATCGGCACTCTTTTTTTATACACATCCGGCTATCATAACCGCCAATGCGTATAGCGTTATCACAAGTGCTATCCTGTAGTAGTTAAGCTTGTCTTCCATACTCTCTACCTCCTACCCGATCATAAGTATCAGCATTGCGATGAATGTGACAAACCATAAGCAACGCCAAAAGATTACTTTTCTTTTCAACTTGCGGATGATCTCTGTTGCCATTGTCATGTGTGCTTCCTCCTGTTCTTCAGATTTGCGAATTACAGGATAATGTGCTATAATAAACCTGTATTCGCTAAGTGTTCTTTAGCGGTACACCGCCCTGTCTGGTATGCCAGTACCAGCGGGGCACTTTTTATGTCCCTTTTATCGTCAGACTAATTTCGTCTGACATATATCTATATTCTTTTTATTCTTATTCTTCTTTATATTCTTCTATTGTTGTTAACTGGCTTGCGAATTGATTGTTAATTGATTGTTATGTGGCTTGCTAACCGTTTTCACTTGACAAGCGGTTTTGCCTTATTTTTCAAGGGTTTTAGCTTGTCATTTGCTTGTCAACTGGCTTGTCAAAATTTTCGATTTTTTGAAAATTTCTTTAATTTTGGCTTGTCAATTGATTGTTATCTGAGTGTCGTTTGGCTTGCGACCAGTTACCGTTTTGCCCTTATTTTTCAAGGGTTGTGGCTTGCTAAGCGGCTTGCGATTTGACCAAAAATCAACTACCATTTTCGCATTTACCTTTCCAATAATTTGAATACATTGAAAAATAAATATTCTTAGGCTTTTTTACTGCCTTTTTTGTCTTACAACGTTGCCGGATGTTTCTGACTTTTTTATCTACCATTCAATCTTTTTTCCAGTAATGTTGTAAGACTGTTTTATAATCTCAAGTCTCTTGTTGATAATTTGAATTTGTAATTGCATCACAATTGCCATAAGCCATAATATCCAAAATTCATATTCTTTCATTTTTCATCTCCTAAACCAAATATGATAATAACCAACGTACATTTCTTAATAAGTCTTTTCCGTTAAAAATAAGATTTATCAAGATTGATGTAACTCCGATGATTATTGCCACAGTTGATTGATCTATCTTTCTTTTCATCTTTGCCATCGCTCTCCTTGTCTTTTCTTCTGGATTCTCCTATACTGTTCATACAGGCACTGCCATGCCGAGTAATCCAGAAAGGAGTTTCAATTATGGTATTAAGTACTAATGCAGAAAATTTCTTAAAATACCTTTTGGATATCTATAAAGATACAAAAGAAAATAAGTTTTATTATTTCTCTTACATGGATTTCCCTAATCATGATTCTGCAATAGAGGAATTAGTCGAGAATCACTGCATCCATAAAACAAATAACATCAATGGGTGTATCAAAATCTCAGAAGATATTCTTCTTTAATCATTTCCCTGAGTGTCCTTGCTATCAGCCATTTCAGCAACTTCGCTCAGGGTTTCCCTTTTGCTGTTTACTAATTCCACAAACTGTTCAAATTCAATACCACCATCAAAAGAAAATTCTTGAATATTGATTCTCATGTCTACAGTCGGACACAACTCTCCGCTTTCATTTCTTGCGTGATAGTTCAAGTCTTCTATGCCATTTGTGATGTATTTACCATCAATGAAAACGTTTGTGCTCTTTCCTATCTGCACCAATGCAAATTTAGGATTCATGTTGTAACCTCCTTTAATCAAACTTTGATCTGGCAGACATCAGCTCAGCCAGAGCTTTTGTCATTTCTGCCAATTCCTGACTTTCATAAATAGATTCAGCACGTTCTGTTTCTTTCTGCAAAAAGTCACACAGTTTTTCAATGGTTTTATCTACTTTTAAAAGTTTGTCCTGTTCCATGTTGTCACCTCCCTGTATTCAATTGTTGTTTTCATCTTCGCTATCACCCTTTTTTGTGTTATAATTTTTCAAATGCTAAAGAAAAGAGGTTGTATAATGCACGCAATTTTTAATTTCATGCAAGAATTATTCACAAGAGAAAATGTAACTTTTGCTATCGCAGTTTTCGGTGCTGTCGGTACTGCCAAGAGCATATTCCAATCCCGAAAGAAAGTAGAATTTATTCCGTTGGGATATACGCTAAACGAAGACCATGATTTGATTGTCCATTTCGAAATCATCAATCATTCCACCACTGCTATTTCCATCGTGAACATCTCTTATATTTACGATGGCGAACATTATTCGTGTTCAAAAGAACGTGCTATTGCCGAGTCAATTTATCACGAACGTATGCACGTACCTTGTCTGAAAGACTTTTATACACAACCTTTTCCTCTACAACTGGTGGGTCGTGGTGGCACTTCGGAATATATTCGGTTTGAACTCCCGCCAAAAATTCATCCAGATTTTTCCAAACCTCAGACTTTTCAAGTATCTGCCAATCGCGGAAAGGCAACTGAAATGAAACTTCTGCTAACTGATTCGGATTCATCCAGTTTACGTAAATATCGTATTCTGACTTCAATCCGTTCGTTCTTTCAAAAATAGTTTCTACACAATTACCGCTCACTTTCTGGGATATTGGCTTTCCATTGCCTAATGGACTGTATTCCACGCTATCACCTCCTGTATTCAATTGTTGTTGATATGGTAACTTATTAAGTTACTTTCTTGGCAAAAAAAATATCCATCGGATTATGAATATTCAGTTTGTCGATCATAATCTGGATTTCATCACTTCCAAAGACACCTTTTTTCATCTTAGAATAGAACGTTTTTGGTGTCATTCCAAGCATTTTAGCCACATCACACTGAGTTTTACCGTTCTCTACGATAACTCCACGCAATTTATTTGTGTCTATCATATAATCTTCTCCTTTCCAACTCCGTAACTTTTGAAGTTACTTTTATTATACACCATTTTTGTAGCCTGTCAAGTTATTTTCTGCTTGACTTGTAACTTATTTGTGTTACAATAAAGTTACCAATAGGAAAGGAGGAAAAATCAATGGCTAATGAAATGACCGTTGGAGATAGAATTAAAAAAGTAAGAGAATGTATCGGAATGGCTCAAATTGATTTAGCGAAAAAAGCCGGGATAGGAAAACAACGATTATATAAATACGAAAATAACGTAGTGACGAATATTCCGATCGATATAATCGAAACTATCAGCAATATTCTTGGTGTATCACCAGCTTATATAATGGGTTGGGAAAAGAATTTGTCAGAAGACAATGCAGAGCTTATACCAGAATTACTTGCAGACAAAGTTATTCTTGAAAGTGTGAAAAAATTAATGACGTTAAATAAAGAGCACCGACAAACTATTTGTGACACAATAGCCTATTGGTACGAAAAAGAGGGGCATTAAATGCCCCACTTTTTTTTGAAAGATATAATCATTGAATATAAGAAAGTCAAAAACTGTTCATTCTCACATTCTTCTATCATTTTAACAAGTTCTTCTTTGCGTTTAATTTCATCCACATAAATCCCTCCAATATCCCGACACGTCATTCCAGTAGCGATTACTTACATTACAGAACATATGTTTGCTATCTGTCAATGTTTTCACTGATAGCATCTTTTACCACAAGATAGATGTAACGCATTAGGCGTGGGTCACGGATTCCTTTTATCATCCGCTTGATTTCGTTTTCATAAGTATCAGTCCATGTTTTGTTGCTCTTGCTGTTCATTTCGTCCTTTCCCATTAGATTACCTCCTATCAATGGCTTGACAAGTGCCATTTTTGTTTTATAATGATACATTGTAATACTTAAATAAATTATAACTCGAAACTATAGTCAAGATGTTGGCTAAAATATCATATTTTTCTTATAAAAAGAATGAAAAATAGCCAAGATATTAGCCTTTTCGACAGGATGTGACATAATGTTAACGAAAAGAGAAATGTTGGATAACTTTGCACATAACATCGAAGAAGAGCGAAAAAGACTTGATTTTACGCAAGTTCTCTTTTCTAAGATGCTGGGTGTATCTGTGTCCACGTACAAAAACATTGTTTCACGGAAGACTAATAATCTTGACGTTTTCTTAGCACTAAGGTTGTCGGAACTAACTCATAAATCTATCCCTGATCTCTTAGGGTATTCTTCTAAGGAATACGAGGTATTGGGAAAGTACAGGCAATTGACCGACAGGCAACGTGCGTATATTCTTGGTAAGATGGACTATGAACTCTCTATGAAAGTGCTGGAAACGGATCCAGAAAACATGTTGGATGTTCTATGCCCCACTGGTGAGATGGCTGACGGTATGATATTGGATTCCTCACACGAAGAACGGATATACTGCCCGGAATACATAAAAAAGTACGGTGAGACGTTACATTGTGGTATAAAGATAACGAGCAACCACTTGCTCCCTGTATATGTAAAGGGTGATATCATTTGCATATCCAAAAGAGTACCAAGAAACGGTGATACCGTGATTATTATACACAAAGAAACAGGACGTGCGTATATAAGGCGGTATGTACAGAGAAGTAAGACAAAGTTAGTCCCGATCAACGGCTTCGGTGATGTCATAGAAGTTGATCCGAATAGTTTTGAAGACATGGAACAATGGGTAAGGTTTGGAGTTGTGATTGCGGTATTAAGAAGATAGCATACTATGTATGCGGAGGTATTTATATGCAGAATAAAAAGGTCTTGGAATTAGATAGCTTTTTCGGGAAACTTGTTGCTTGTGATGAATATGTAGAGATTATTCCTATGTATGTAACAGATTCTCGAAAACAAGGGAGAAAATTCTATTATCAAAACATTAGCGGTATAACATGCAAAGAACCAAGTGTTTGGTGGGGGCCTGGATATATACAATTTATAATTCCGGGAGAACAGGCCAAGCAAATAAAATGGATGGACAAAGGCTGGAAGAAGGCGGTTAAAAATGATCCAAATTCTTTACTTCTTTCGGTTGTAGGAAAAGATTACAAAAAAAGATATAAAGAATTTATGGATTTTCTAAACAAAAAGATAAGTGAAAAGCCAGAATCTACCGCAGAAATTGTAAATGATCTAAATCAGTTAAAAACATTGAAAGAGCTTCTTGACTGTGGAGCAATCAATAAGCAAGAATTCGAAGAAAAGAAAAGAAAAATACTTAATAGAATATAATTATAGCATACTATATAATGAGGGAGGAATTAAAGTGAAAAAGAAAAAAGGTGGATGTCTCAAAACTATACTTATAGTGTTCGGAGTATTCGTAGTAATTGGAGCTATAGGGTCGTTGGCAGGAGGAGACAAAAGTGAACCTAAAAAAGTAAGCTCTTCTTCTGGTAAAAACGATGAAAGTTCTCAATCGGGAACAGTGGATGAGGAAAAAGAATTTCAGGTCGGTGAAACAGTATCTCTTAAAGACGTTAATGTAACATTAGTAAGTTCTACAGAATCAGCCGGAAGTGAATATGTGAAACCGGATGATGGAAAAGAGTTTTTGATACTTGAATTTAACATCGAGAACAATTCATCCAAAGATATCAATATTAGTTCTGCAGCGAACTTTGAAGCTTATTGTGATGATTATTCGTTGAATCAAGACATTCTCGGACAGCAAGCACCAGAAGCAGAGGGAAAAACGCAATTAGACGGATCAGTTGCTTCCGGAAAGAAAATGAATGGAATCATCGTATATCAAGTGCCTACAGATTTTAAGAGTTTCGAAATTAATGTTGCGCCGGATTTCTGGTCAACAAAAGATATAAAATATGTAATTAATAAATAATTCAAAATCCCACTACTGTTTTCTCACCAGTAGTGGGATTTTTGGTATTGTATGTAAAGTGTAATGCTCTTATATTATTTTACGATGCCGGATAAGAGCCAGTAGGTCGTGATAAGTCCTACTTTTCCGTCCGGTGTAAGCTCCCTGTTGTTCTGGAACTTCTTCACACATGTTGTCAGATAATCTGTCCATCCCTCATTATAAGACAGCTTTGTAAAGCCATATACGTCTCTGAGTGTGCGTCTAAGCCATCTGATAGCCGTGATACAGTTGTGCGTCTGCCCCGACCATAAGATATGTTTTTTAGCAAAATCCTGTGAGCCGACACCGAATTTGTTATCCTCAGATAATACTTTAGTGTCAAATCCTATGTTCATAGCTTTCTGCCATGCCCCTACACGGGTGTTTTCCAGGTAATATCTCTTGTCACCTTTCCAAGATTCATCTGTCGGTTTTGCTGTTATGGTCTGTGTAGAATTCGGTTTCTGCACAGGCTTTGCAGTACCACCAAGATTCTTATACACATAGTTCACATCCACATAACCTGGAATGCCTGGAATAGAACCCTTTGACGTGTACTGCCACATATCAATTCCGTTTACTCCGGCAGATTTAGAGCCGTAAGATGCAATCCACAGAGAATATCCCCATGTCTGACCGATATAGTTCTTATACCAAGATGTAGATGCATAGATTCCGGCTTTATATCCATGTGCCACCATTGCGTCACAAAATGCTTTTGCGTTGGCTTTTGCAACGCTCTGTGTTCCCGGCTGTTCGCTGTCAAAATATACAGGCCATGCCGGAGAATGTCCTTTTAGAAGTCTTAATGCGTGGTTGATTTCTCCCCGTACCGCACCTGTAGTCTTTGCGTAAGAATACAGATACACACCGTAAGGGATGCCAAGACGCTCACATTCAGATACATTTCTCAACCATTTTTTGTCATCCTGTCCTGCCTGATCTTGTCCATATCCGCATCTGATGATTGCACCTACAATGCCGGATGCTTTTACTTTCGCCCAGTCGATGTTCCTGTTATGTTCAGAAACATCGACTATCCTATTCAATATATCCCTCCTGTTTTAAATGTTCTTTCGTTTCTGCAATCTCTGATGCATGATCTTTCACAAACTTTTCTGCATCTGCTTTTTCCATGCCGTAGTGTTCTGCCAATTCGTCTACCGTGTAGCCGTAGGCACAGCTTTTGATCACTTCGCACATGGTCTCTTCACTCATTTTTTTCATAATTACTTAATTTCCTTTCTGTAAAGATACTATAATTATGGAAAAAGTTCAGAAAAATATCGTTCCCGTATTTTTCTGAGCTAAATAAAAATAGCATCGTCTTGGATGAACCCTACGTATTCGATAACGGAAAATTCGGAGTAATTTATATTGATTATTATTGCCCAATCACCGGACCGTATGTACAGCTTGATTCAATATGGAGCGCTGACCTAACGGTCGATCCAGTATGCTACGTTATTGCGAAATGATTACAATTTCTCCCAAGATCCATATGAAACACCAGCATTATATGTAGAATAATATATACCATTATCAGCCAGTGCAAGTCTCATAGATGTATTACTGTTATACTTAAATACAATTATGTATCCACCTGTGGACGGTTGATTCTTAGCTGAATACCAACGGTAGACTCCGCTTTCTGTTGTTTGTGTAAGACAATCTTCTACTTTTTTTGCGTTAGTAGCAAGAATACTGATGAGATTATCTTTATTCCCTATTTTATTGCTATCCAACTCACTAGCATATTCCATGATAGTTTGGTTGTTTAGTTCTACAAATCTCCAAGTAGATGCAATTCTTTTTTTAATGGAATCAAACAACACTCCTAGCTTCGCTCTGCTTGTTATTGGAGTAGAATCTTCTACGATAATATCATCCGTATCGTTCAATTCTGTGACTTGCGGAAGATCTTTTATGTATTTTCCATATATTTTCTGCGCTTTTAAATTTTCATTAGCCATTTGCATCATCCTCCTTTGCTACTGCTAACGTTTGTGTGGCCATGCTTTCAAGTTCTGAAATTCTTCGTTCAAGTTCATAGATATCGTCTTCTGTAAGTAATTTTTTTAAATTTACTCCATTATGCCAATAAGGTTGTGAAAGACTTTGGATAACAATATTGGCATTAATATCACCAACTTTTAATTTTACTGAAACGCCAGATTCTTCGCTTTCTGTAGTTGCTTCAAACAAATTATAACTTGATTCATTTATTTCCCTTTTTAGGTTTCCTGTCATATTTCCTCCGGCTGTCGGGACATAAGGTTGTCCGGATCCGGAGAAAACTTCATTTGCCGGAAAGTTAACATCTGTTTCTCCGTTTACTTTCCTTTCACATCCACCGATCGTTACAGTTCTTTCTGTTCCCCATCGTTCTGTAGTGATTCCCTCTGTTCCGTCAAATTCCGTTCCATTAATTTTAATGCTGTTCTTCAAGCTTGAAGCTTTTATGTTCGATAATTCAATAAAAAGTGCCTCTCTACCATCTGTAGTTCCATCCCCGGTCGCATCTCCTGTTATAGATACCAAAAGCGGATTAGCAAGCTTTATGGCTTTTTCTACTGTCATTAAAGTTTTCAGCATTCCGATAGTTAGTTGCAAATCTTCGGTTTTGGTGTGGAGCAAGACAGTATCGTCATCTGAAAGGCTATCCGCTTTATTTAATTCTTCTATATATGCATCTGCCATTTTATCACCTACTTACTATTGCGTCAGACAAATCATCTACCAACGTCTCTACTTTTTTCACAAGATTATCATAATCTGTTTTCTTTACATATATTTCATCACTTTTCTGTGAAGAATATACCGTTGACGTACTGGTCTGTGTGTCATCGATACCGACTTTCCCGGCCACAATTTGGTTAGCTTTATCTATAGCATCTTGTGCCTTTTTCGATGCATTATTCGCATCTTTTATGGCTTGCTGTATGCTTTTTAAATCAGCTTCAAAATCTTCTTTTGTAGCCAGTTCTTTTATTGTCCCTGCAGAAAAGCACATAAAAACTTTTTGATTTTCTACAGCTTCGTCTATAGTAACTGCAAATTCTCCGGGGAGCATCTTGTTTGCATCAAAATCTTTTAATTGCCCCCTACGCATTTGAATTGCCATATATATTCTCCTTTCTATCCAGGAATCCACTGTACAAGCGAAACTCCGGATGGCGGTTGTATTGGTTCCTGTCCTCCACTGCTACCAGAATCTCCACCGGCAGTATATCGTAGTACATAATTCCATCCTCTCGAATAATTATAATATCTGCACACCCATATCTCTGTTCCCGTTTGATCCCCTGGTTCTGGATGCCCTCTGGTGGATGATGCTTGTACCATCTGACCGTTTCCAATATACATCGCTGTATGGTATGTCACATTAAGTAGTACATCACCCCTTTGCATACCAGCTCCCGTAGCACGGTTACAACTCGATGTAACATCCGTGAAACCACAGGCTCGAAAAACATTATACATATTGCCTGTATAAGTTGCACCGTTAGATCTTACAGGTACTCCGGCCTGTTGCCATGCAGATATGACAAGTGAAGAGCAATCATAATCTGGATTCCCCCATCTCCTACTTTGTATCTGCGAATAACCATGCCTGTTGTCGTTGGCTATCCCAATAGCCCATTGAACCGCACTTTCTGTTTTTGTCATATGCTGTCTCCTTAAAATGTTGTACCGCTTGCTGTTCTGCCACCGATTAAATAACCGTTTCGATAATCCAAATAACTTCCATCAGAAAATACCGCACGTCCAGTTTTGGCTTGTGTACCTCCGGTAATAAGTTTGTCTGTTGCAACTAAAACGGAATCTCCCCATATTGCTGTCCGTCCATTAGTGCTTACACTAACAGCGGAATAGCGATTACCGCTATGCACATACATTTCTATTCCTTCACTTCCATCACCAGTGCCTTGCACATACTTTACGGTTCCAACCAGTGTACCTTTACTTCCGTATACATCAATTTGCCCATTATTTACACGGATAGCATATTGATCTTTAGGATCGTTTGAGTAATATCCGTTTACTCCTAATGTTCCAACAACCTTGCCATCCGCATTTTCAATGGCACAATGTCCATTTGTATTGTTATAACCGCCAAGTGTCAATGTTCCAGAATGTATCCAATCGCAGTTAATACCTACGGCAGAAAGTACATTAACTACTGCATTACCATTAGAATCCAAACCGGCGTTCCATGTCTTACCGCCATCTGTAGACACTGCAAATGCATCACCAACCATTTTCCAGATAATGTTCGAATCTTCCAACCGTTCTTTGTTGTGGAGATAAAATATAACTGATTTATCTTCTTTGATTTCTTCGGTCTTAAAAAATCCCATCCCCTGTGTCATTAAGGCTGTAAGTGACTGAACAGCTTCATCATATTTACTAATTTTTTTTTCGGTAATTTTCGAAGATTTTTGAATAGCTTTGGTTTCTGCGCTTACATATTTACTACTGTTTCTCACAGAATTTTCAGCCGAGCATTTAAGCTGAGTAAATCCAAGAAAGTTAAATGTAATGTCTGTAAGAATCGTCCTGTTCGTCTTTCCGGCACGATCAATCACATAGGCAAGATCCATAAACTCTGCCAAAGGATAAGATAAATGTTCACCAGAAAAATTCATAAATGTTAATCCTACAAGCTTTGCCCCCACTGTATTTACGAGAAGATTTTTATCTTCAATAAGCGAATTTTCTATTGCCAAAACGTACCCATCAGTGCCGTAAGTATATGTGTTTTCATTATCCGTTGTTTGCACGCCTGTAATCTTTATGTTTTCAACTCCGGTTGTTAACCCACTCTTCCACTGTGTTAAAAAATGGAAATTATCAGCCAACTCAAACGTTCCATCATCGGCATTGTTTCCACTTGTGTAGTAAGTAGTGGCATCGGAAAGAATATATCCGCTTGCCTCTTCCGCATCTACCGAATGAACGCCTAATGTACGTCCGTCTCTGAGTCGGAATCCATCATGTTGCTTTGATATTAAGTGATAAGGATTTCTCTGTTTGCGTTCTACTGAACGATACATAATCCCGTAAGAATCATCCGTTAAAAGTTCTAATCCATTGTCAAAATAGCCACCGTCCATGTTGGAACCGCTTGTGTACAACTCTTTGTTCCAGTCAAGATCATCGTAAAAAAATTCATTAATATCATCACCAAAACTTCCACCAGACAAATCGGAATATGTCACATACTTTTCAGTGATGACATCTGTCTCAAATTGACCGCCGTCATAATTTCGCCTTGGATCATCGAACCACCCACCATCAAGATCGGTCATTCCGTCAAAAAGTGTCATGTCGTAATCTGTAATCTGTAGATGGTTGTCCGCATTCATCCATGCATTTCCACCAGCGATCATGGATATTAATCCAACAACCTGTCTGTGAGTAGTGTTTGTCGGTGCTTCTTTTACGGTTATATCTTCTCCGTTAAAATGTACTGTGTCTAACTGTACTCCGCACGTTCTGCAAGAATCTATCAATATTTCAGACAGCTTGAGGGGGTATTTTAAATGTGTCGTGTAATCACGATCAAGCTTATATGCATCATCGTAAGCAGAAAAGCTTACGGTATCCCCATAGCTTTCCGGGTCAATTACGGTATAAGTGCCACTTTTTATAGTCAGATCACCCATATCCGTGCTAATTGACTTATACAATGTTATCTTTGCACTGAGAAAGCTATGAACTCTATATCTGTCATCTGCGTTATACAGCTTTACTGTAATTTTTCTGGAAACAACATTGCCGAGTGGCAAACTTTGTGTACCAGCTCCATCAACAATGTTGTTGCCAGATATTAAAAATTCGGATCGGCCAAGATTTAGCACTGTGCCATCCAAGAAAGTAACCCTTGCAGATGGATACCAGTCACTACGTCCGTATATAGCTTTCTTATATGCATTGCTAATGTGTATCATAGTGGATTCACCCCGATTATGTTAAAACTAAGGGATTTGTACTTTTCTTCTCCCTCTTTTAATGTCCCGATATCTACACTTCCTTGTGTGACATAAAACGGTGCTTCTCTCCATCTTCCGTAATACACGGAAAAATAATATAGCTGCACCTGCCTTTGATTTACAATCATCTGCAAAAGGCTTGCCATTTCCGATATGCTTATGTCACTTCCCTCATAAGCGTAAGATTCTACCGTGAACATCGGTTCATTGCACATAACTCCACTCATTAATCGCTCTGTTCCCTCTGTAGAGGTAGTGGCAAAGCTGAATTTGAATGTGTCTGGCTGATGAATAGTCCGACCATTAATCTTAATCACTTGCTGTGCCATTTTACCTACCTCCCAAGTTCGAATACATTCTGTCCATTGGACATCTGCATCTCTT